CTGCAACGGTGTTGGCACTTCGGGGTATCACCCCCTAAGATTTTAGTTGAAAAACGCCGTTAGGCTTCAACTCTGCGGTCCTCAAAACATGAGGTACCAGACTGACGCTTGTATCTACCAGTGTGACTGATCGTCACATAAGTAGAACTTCGGCGGAAGCGATGTCCCGTTATTCCTCGGAACATCTTAATCGGTATATCTTCTTTTTGTATAAGAAGATATTCGCTTTCCTTTTCAACGCCTGCCAACCTATTAATAATAGATTGACAAAACGTTGGAGGAATCACCAACTCTGATGGATGACTATGATCGAAAAGACTACGATCATCATCATTACCATCACGTCGACGTAACGTGTACCAATAGTACGGCTCATGACGCTCCTCCTTTCGTAGATCAGTAATGAATCTGAGATACGAAAATCGGTACACGCCATGACCAATACTTACTGGTTTCGCGATACGAACATGATCTAAAAACTTATAGACCATGCCTGACGAACACTTCACCCCTGAGTCATCAGGGAAATCCACCGGGACCAGCTTAACCTTCGCTGCGACCCTTTGAACCTCCTGAGCTAGGTAGTGCAATGTCCAACTGATTTCATACTCATTCCAGCGCATCAACAGACCGTTGATGAACTTGTAGAGCATGGCTTCGTAGGCTTTGTTGCCTAGTAATGCCGAGCCACTCTTTGGTGAGAATGGCCGTACGTCCACCCCGTGGTAATAATCTCCACCACAGGACTCCCTAAAATTGCCTTCGTGAAAGGTCTTATCAAGATTAATCACGAATCCAATTTCCTCAAAATGACGAACAACAAATTCATGCATACGGGTGGCATAGATCATGTCATCACCGTAAACAGAAATTGTTCGCCGATCCAAGCGTTCAAAATGCAGCGCTTGAATTGCTTTTAAGAGGCCTAGGAAGACCAACGTTTGAAGCGGGAATGTGTACCCGATACCCATTGTGCAATAAGTTACAGAATTGCACTCAGAATCATCGGGTAGAACAACTTTCTTAATCCGAGAAAGTTCAAGAATCTGAACCCAATCAGGTGGGAAAAGTCGTCTCACCAAGGCCTCGGTAATCGAATCTGAGGCACTTGACAGATCTGTTGTAGCACTTAAACCTGTGCATGAAGCAGATCGGGCTAATGATTGATGACGCATTTGAAGCGTCGAAATATCATAGCCCTCCCGTTTCAGTCGTTTTCGCATCATCGCGCCTAAACCCTGGCTCATGTACGAGCCTATTGTGGTGTTCGGCATGATTGCGCGTAACGATTTAAACGTTTTCGGGACTAGCGCCAGCGTCAAGGAATCGACAACCTGGTAGGTGGATCGCTTTTCAGGATCTCTGCCTTTCTGCTGTGTCCAATAATTCTGAACATCAACATCCTGACTCATCTCTGAGTCAAACCAAGCTATCTGGTCCAAGGAACCGGAAATAGGTAGCTCCCACCGTTCAGCTAAACAAGCCTTACGAGCAGGAACTCCTACCGATGCCTTTCTTCCAAATCTGCTAAGGTTCCGATGTTCTTCATCGGTGTACTCGCCTAATACCTTGGCGATGTAACTCGCGGCAAGATCCAAAACAATCTGAGATTGCAAACTCATTTTGTTAAGGTCAATAAGCCGGAGTCGATCTTGAGTATCGCGAAAGCCAAGTATGGCTTTATCCGCTAACTCTTGATCGCTATAGATATCATCACTGAATCTATACCTTTTCATAAGTGATGCGATCTGGTAGGCCCTTTTGTAAAGAGGCACAGCCATCCCGTCAACCACCGCAGCTTCTGATCCTCGGATTTGGGCAACGTCTCCAGTCGTATGATAACGCTGAAGATCACTGCAAAAGTCCAAATCGTTGAGATCAGTCTGGAAATCCCTGACAAGGGATGATGCCACATTTAGCATCATCAGGTCTGTGGAATGTTGTTTTTCCACGATTTTTCGGGGTTTGCCCATTTGTCACCTTCCTATGTTTTTGTTAGAGGTGATACAACCTGAAGGCGCGCATTAATCTAACGCACCAACAGCCCAGAAATCCACCGAATCCGTGTCTGTCAGCAGCTGAGCTCCGATTTTATTTAACTCGAGAGCTGCAGCAGCTGTCATGGACGGGTGAACTTCGCGTTCGACACGGACGGTATTAAAAACTACTTTACCATCCGCCAGGACCATAGGAAAAGCATATGAAATACTTTTCTTATCTTTCCCGTAAACGCCAGTCTTCGAGTCCAAGGTAGGCGGCTTATACTTAGCCGTCGCTTGACGTCGTGTTTGGTAGTCCGTATCTGCTGGGACTACAAGATGAAGACCGTTTGCAATGGTCTGGCCATCACTGGCAAAGACCTGGGCAGTTCCGCCTGACGCACTTACTGTGGTACCGGCAAGTAAGGACATTGTTTTCAGTCCCATAGGTAAATCTCCTTCGTCTTAACGCTTAAAGTTAGAAAGCCCACGGATTACTCCTTGAGCCAACAAACCTAAAGCGTCGACAGAATGAATCAAGCCTGGAAAGGCTGGATTCAGTGTTGGGGTTGCCGATAAAACTGGCCGTGTGTCACGAGTGACAGTAGTAGTCTTAGTTTCAGAACCACCACCGTAACCATTCCACGTTTGCGAAGGATAGGAACCGTCTGGCCCAAGAGTTGTGTGGGTTACTAAGGATAAATTCTTAGTTTCTTCAACAACTGTGGTAATCCAAGCGGCAAGGACTGTTTGTCCAATTACAGGCACTGAAGCCTGAATCCATTGTCCAACGTTAACAAACCAATCGACAACAAATGACAGAGGTATCAACTCCCAGATAGTGCTTGGCAATCGGTCTATTCCTAGACCTAAGCTAGCCGCTATTCGTTCTGGCGTTGATCTTACATCTACTTCGTAGATGACACCTCCGCAAGCTCGCCCATTACCAGTGTAATGAACGTTACAGGTAACCGCATCACAACGCGGTATACCACCTGCCACTTCTTCCACCCACGACTTATTCATCGTGAACGGAATCTGTGACCTGGCTACAAGGCGTTGCTTCCTACCGACTTGAGCTTTTTCAAGCTCTGACACAGCTGTAGCTGTATCGCCGATAATCGGCTTCCAACCGTACCTATACTCGAGCCACACATCTGCTGTGACTTTTGCAATGGAACCGGCTGCCTTTTTCTTGAGACGGTAGCGTTTAACCTCAATCATTTTCGTGAGGAGTTTAGCCGCCGTACCCATAGGTCTTCGAATCATTTGAAGAGTCTTGGCAAGATCGCCGAGAATCTCTCCAACTAGGATGGGAGGTTCATTCATTTTGGCGTAAGCCGCCATGAGAACACCATCTCTACCGTGACTTACATCGTTGGTAATGTAAGTCGGATAGGTGATTCTACCTTCGATCCATACTGCGAGATCTCCCCAGGCCCTTTCAGTCCCCCAATGACTCGGAGGATTGTCATAAGGACCATACGAGAAGCTCGCGGGTATGCACGTTCTCGATGACTTCTGAATCGACAGATCGCCCATCACAATGGCCCCGTGCTTAATAGCATCGGCATAACCAGGGTGGCGGCTATCTGAAATTGATTCATCAGTGCCAATAAATCCTTGGCCGGAGCCGTAGACATACTTAGCTGCTTCAACACCTTCATAAGGCGTATGAGCATAGCTCATACGCTCTGTTGGGGTTAAAGCTGTTCGAGAACGTGTTCGATCGAAATACATAAGACCTCCTTGTAGTTAGTATACCTTGGTAGGTATACTTATTAGACTAACCTGGC